CGTGCTGCTTCGGCGGTCTTTCCGTCAAAGGGCAGATCAGTCATCATTTCGTTCATCATAACATTTATCCTACAATGAGACAGCGCGGAGGTATATTTCGGTTGAACTAATAGCTATGCCAATTGGATTAGTATCCGTTGCAACTAACGATGTCGAAGTTTCTGGTATTCCATATTGGCTCCCAGCAGACAAACCGCTCTGGTTAGCATTAATTCCCCCAATAATTGTAACTTTACCCGTTGCACCATTGGAAATGCTTTCCGAAGCTACGCCGACATATGCTGCCCTAGTAATTGGTTTAACAACGTGAGCTTCGTCTAGTGTAGACACAATACAGGCATCTTCGTCAGGGTCATATATTATGCCATTTTGTTTTTTAGTCAGGCTAACAACAATTTCTGAACTGAGCGTCATATTAACACCACTAAATTTAGCTGGTGTAATTCTCGTTTCCGCAGTTCCTGTAGAATAGCATATCACAATTCCAGCAGTGTCTGGGTCTACACAGGAACTAAATATTTCACCATTAATGCCTGATACAGGAGTAGTGGTAAAAGGAATAGCAGTTGTTGTGCCTTGAGTAAGGCTAGTTCCGCTTATTGTTAGTAGTCTAAATTTGGGTCCGTTTTCCATAAATAAAGCGACTGCTTTGTTGATGGATGGATCAAATATAACATAAGGTACTAAATTGCTCTCCCCGCTTGATGCTAAAGTGACCTCTGATCCTGCGGACACGCTTGTACCGCTGATGGTCATTGTACGCGCATTGTATGGACGCGCAGCACTACTTGTACCATATACAAATATAAACTTGTTTACGTTAGAATCAAATGTCAAAGACCCCGGCACTGGATACATTGCAGAGCCGCCAAAATCGACTTCTGTACCAAGCGAAATGTCAGTTCCGCTTATTGTACCAACCCGCCCCCTAATAGAGTCTTGGTTTCCTGTGTTTAAAAACAAAACTTTATTTGCGTTTGAGTCATAACCCACTTCAGTGTGATATGTAGTACTATTGCGGACATTAATTTCCGTGCCGAAACTGGGGGTAGTTCCACTAATGGTTATAGTACGAGCGTAACCTTTATCATCAGATTTGCAGTATGATACTACAAATTTGCCAGCATTATCATCATATACTAGATGAAGTTCTCCACGAGTTCTCGCAAATGCACTTAAAGTTGTTCCTGAGTCAACCGCCGTTCCAAACGTAATACCCAAGTTGCTTATTGTACCAACGCGCGCAAATAGGTTGTCATTTGTGCCAGAAAAAACATGTAAATATTTATCAGCAGCAGTATCGTAAGCCATAGGCTGACGGCCTCCACCCGTACTAGACGCGCCACTACCAAGTGCGGCAGCACTCCCAGATATTTGTTGCATAGCAGAAATAGTGCCGTTTGCATTAAACCCAACAGGGTTTCCCGCTGTAATCGCACCTGTCGCTGTAAATGTCGCTTCGCCTCCTGCTGATGCCTCCACAAAAGACAAGTCAGTACCATCAGATGTTAGGACTGTTCCTGCAGCACCTTTTGCTAAAGCAGATGACACACCAGAGCTATTACCAACATCAATAGAACCTCGCGTCAGGGCGCGTGTAACGGTGCCTGTAGCTGTTATAGCACCGCCAGCCGCCACATCACCTGTAGCAGTCAGGTTGCGAATCGCGGTAACATCTTTATTGGCATCTGCTGTAAGGACTTTATTGGCCTCTGTAGTGCCGTTGGCTGAAGCCTTATCGTTAAGGTTTAACTCAGCGATAGAAGCATCAATGCCTGATATTATTCCTGAAGATTTAGAGCCAATATATCCAGCCATTAGGTAATCTCCAGTACCGACAGCATAGTGTCTAAGCCACTTGCTGTGTTAGCTACAACCTTAACCGCATCTGCGGCTTCTAAGATGATCTTGCCGTCCAACACAGACAGAGCGCCCTGCGCGGGAATGGGAGCATTTTTAATAATATAAAAGTCTGTACCACCCCTGCTTACATAAGCACTTGCCGTAATCTGTGTGGTTAGAATGTTTGCCAAATTAATGCCAACCGCAACGGTCTGTGTGTTTGCAGCTACTGTACGGACAGTAACAGGGCTGGTGCCTGTGGCGCTTGCCAAGTAACTCTTAAATGTATTAGCCATATTCTATCCTAACGCTATGCTTAATGCCAAAACATCACCAATGCTCGCTGGAGCTTGGCCTGCTATAAACAAACTAGGGACACTTAGACCCGTAAACGCATCTGTCATTGCTGCCCCTGCCCCTGTACCATCGGAAAACACTGCCTTAACTTGACCACTAGGGATAGTTATTGTCGCCCCTGACCCTTGTTTGATGATAATGTTTTGACTTCCAGTTGTAGCATTTTCTATAAACCACATCTTACTTACTGAGGTGGGTCCAATAGTAATAGTACAAGCGGAGTCTAGTGTGCCTGTATATTTAAGGTACATGGACCTACCTTGAGCAGAGGCTCCATCGGTAAGCGTGGTTGTATGGGTATCTGCGTTAGTAGTTATTGCTTCAGTGCCAAAACTAAAGGACTCAGCAATAAGTTCTAAATTTGTGTTGGTGGTAGTACCCCACGTACCCGACTGCTCGCCAGTACCTATCTCTTCTAAACGAAGATCGTTTGAATAAACACTAGCCATGTAAGTTTCCTAAACTAGATTGATTGTTGGATTTATACCGCGCTTGTAGCTAAGACGCAATCTTTTTCCAAGTTACCGTAGAGTTGGTGTTCACAGGTGCCCAACTTTCCGAAGATGTAGGGCTTATACCTGCCCAATTTGAATTGTGTACGGGCACTATTTTACTCCATACAAGCACTCCGCCAGACTGCCCTGCAGCCTGTACTCCTGATACAGTTACGCTAGCGCCTTCTTCTACAGACACAACGCCCAGACCTAGAGTACCTACTACACCTGTTGCGGGTTGTGTAACGTCGCTAGTAGTCGTGCTGGCACCCAAAGCTCCAGTGCTAGACAATCCTGTAACAGGTATATTGCTATCTGCGGACGCTATAGCAGTTCCTATATACCCCTGTCCCACTACACCATTAACATCAGCATTGCTGTACGTAAGAGTTATAGTGCCTAGCTGACCTGTTGCAGCAACTCCTGTTGCGGGTAGAGAAGAAGATTCGTTAACAGTTACACTACCAACACTTCCAGTAGAAGATGTACCTGTGAGATTAACAACACGCCCAAATCTTGTGGTAGCTGTACCTATGGCTGTGCTGCCTACAACGCCTGTAATCGGCAGAACTGATTCAGCTACAATAGATACTGTACCAACAGAGCCTATAGAGTTTAGCCCCAGCGCAGGTATGTTGCCGTCTGAATCAATTACAGTAGTTGCAAGAACTGATGTTCCCAAAACTCCTGTGACAGGTACTGTCGCAAGTCCTGTTTGAGTTGTTGTACCAACTTGTCCGGTTGCGCTGACGCCTATTGCATCTATGCGAACAACAGTAGTTACTGAGCCAACAGAACCATTTAATGCTGGAAGAACACTTGCTTCGTCCCAAGCCCCAAAGCCCCAAGTAGATCGGCCCCAGCCACCTAGATATACAGTGGACATGAGACGCTACCTTTTAAGCTATACGAATGATCGCGTTAGAAGCATCTCCAGTTGGCATTACAACTGTAAAGTCTCCAGCACTTGCGGCTTTGTCTGAACCAAAATCCAATACAGCTACTGTAGGATCGCCAGACGCTGCCTCATTGTAGAATAAAGCTCCACGAACCGCGCTAATTGTAACATTTGAAAACACAACATCATTAGCGTCTACAAAAGCAGTTGTGCTAGAAGAGGTAGGAGTCACCGTAGTAATGGCGTTTCCCTTGACTGTGTAGTTTGTGCCAGTAACTTCATTACCAGAAGTGTAGGCAGTGGTCGCCGCATTAAAACTAGCACTATTGGTGTACAAAGCCAGCTTAAACACATTAGATGCTGCTGTGAAGTTGTGTATACCTTTAAGCAGTTCTGTCTTAAATGAAGTACACATGAAATTGCCTGAAAATGCCATTTACATATTCCTTATATAGTTAGCTAGTTTTGGGTGCCCAGCGTCTTTGATTGCGTTATATACAGTAGTTCTGTCACTTTGAATAGCCTGTTTCATGTAAGAAGCTATAACGCCTGTCATCTGCTGTTTGTAGGCTACTGCTTGATCTCTTATTACGGGAGGGGCTTGTTCAGAAACGTGTAGCAGCTTGTCAGTACACCTCTCAGCAACCTCTTCAGGTGTGAATCCACGATTGTTGGTGGTCCTAACCTCAACGCTACCCACAGACATATGAAACGGCATGTCATTCATCTAAAGTTTCCATCCCTATAGCTATCGCCCCTACTGGCAGCATCAATTACAGAAAGTTGTGTTAAAGCAGACTCATATCGCTCTTTATAAGTCTGCATTATATCAGGATCGCCCTTCATAAACGTATACGCTTCTACTAAAGAACCATACAAAAGACACATCTCAGCATTGGTACTTAACCAAGTTGTAGCAGATCCTGCCCCCGCAGTTAAGCTATCTGGGCGATAAAAATAATGAATT